GGAAGTTTCCACATATCTGCTTTAGGTTCTAATCCTCTTTCTTTAGCTGCTGCATTTAATAAACTTTCGTTTTTACCTTTATTTAAATATACCCAAGATAATGCATTCAACGTATAATTGTATCTATTTTCATCTATAATAGATGCTGCAATCATTGTATCTATTATTAAACCATTGATTTTTATACCTAAATTTCTAATCCAACATACGTCATACATTGCATTATGAAAAATTTTTGTAGAAGGTGATTCGCAAATATCTTTAAACCAAGATAAAACTCTATCTCTATCCATGTTTGGTCCTTCACCATGTGCTATTGGAAAATAATTTTTATATCCATCTACAGCTACAGCTATACCTACTACTTCACCTTTACCTTTAATAGACCCTGAACCCAGTTTCTTTAAATCTGGATCTCTAGTTTCTAAATCAATTGCTATTTCATCTGCTGATCTTAAATCAGGAAATTCTGTAGGCGCTACCCATTCTGTAGTTGGCATTAACATTATTTCTTTTTACCTGTGTCTTTCATCTTTTTAATTTCTAATTCACAATAATGAATTATTTTTTCTAAGTCTTGTATGCCATTTTTATTTTTATAACGACACACATACTTAATAACATTTCCTTGAAAAAAAGAAAGGTCGTTCTTAGAAATAAATTCATAAGGTTGAATGTTAAACGATTTGTAGTGATTCCCACCAATCTGTTTATCTTGTGGAAATGCATCACTGAATATATCTTTATTGGTCATTATTTTAATACCTCCATTATGTTAATTACAAAAAATGTTAATGTTATAGTTATAAATATATCTGATGTTATTATTCTCATATTTCTCCTTTATTTTGTGGCAGTTATTGATTTGGCCTTATGTTTAACGCAAGTAAGGGAATTGAGAAACCAAATCAAATTTGCTAACCAGGCATGATGCTGCCACCCACCATTTAGAAGCTTCTCTATCCCGTTCTGTTTATACTTAAAGTATAATTCTTTAAAATCTATATTCATTATTTCTATTATTTGCTTTCAACATGTATAAATTATTTCTAGCTCTTGTTGATCCTACATACCAAACTCTATGTTCTTCATCATGTTTGTCATCACTTTTTTTAACTGATTTCTTAACCATTCTTGCTAAATCTAAACAAAGAATAACGCTATCTTCTTCTCCACCTTTTGCTGCATGAATAGTAGATACTTGTATCCTTGGTTCTGCATCTAAATCTTCTCCATTATCTAACATATTTTTTATGTATTCTCTTTCAGATAAGTTTGCTTCTTCAAAAGCATTGTACCATTCTATATTTGAATTCCATTCTTTTTGTGGCGCACCAATAAATTCTTCTATATCTTTAATTTCTTTTTCATCTAATTCAATTCCTCTACACCATGAATTATAATTAACAGATGCATTATATAATCTAACTGAAAAACTTTTATCTCTATGTGATTTAAAATATAAATTTCTTTTTCTTAATTCTTTTGTAATTGTATTTCTTCTATAAACGGTTCTAGTTAATATTAAGTATCTTCCTTCTGTTAAATCTATTTGATCTAAATTATTTATTCTATAAGATTGACCTTCGAAATCTCTTGGATAATATATTTTATGTTTTCTTAAACCTCTAATTTTTTCTAATGGTAATTCTGATTGTTCTTGAACTGCTCTAGATATTCTTTTAGAGTATTTTAATACAGTTTCTTTTCCCGGTTCATTAATAAATCTATTAACATCTGCTCCGGCCCAGGCAAATATAGCTTGATCATCATCTCCTGCTAAATATAAATCATCTGCATTTTCTTTTAACTTATCAAATAATTTCCATTGTAATGGTGATAAATCTTGGGCTTCATCAATAAATATAGTTTTAAATTTTGGTAAACTAGGTTTGTTAATTAGTCTATCAATCATATCATTAAAATCTAATTTACCGGTAATTCTTTTAAATTCTTTTAGATTAGCATCTAAATTTTTTAATATCCAAAGTTTAATTTCTTTTCGATTGTGTTCATTTCGATCATATTCTTCTTCAACTGTAGTACCTCTATTCATTGCTCTACCAATCATTTTAAAATATGGGCTATCAATATTTAGATAAAATATTTCCTCTTTATTATATTTGTCATAATGTTTTACTTTTATACCTGTCTTCTTACCTATTTTTACATAATCTTCTGGTTGCATTACCATAGAATCATTTAGTTCTAATTGTTGATATGCAAATGAATGTAAAGTTCTAAAGTAATTTAATTTTTCTGAATCTACTGGCATTCTATCTTTAGCTACTTTCGCTGCTTTTTTAGTAAAAGCAAAATAACCAATCATATCTAATGGTGTACCTATTCTAATATAAGCTTTTGCTCTACTAATTAATCTATGTGTTTTGCCTGTACCAGGAGGACCAAAATATTTATATATCATTAAACAATATCCTCTTTGTTTTCATATTCAGCTATTTCAATTACATCTTCTTCTTTATCATTAAATAAATATAATGGAATTTTTGCACAACCATTTATACCTGAGTATGGTTTATTTGTTTTTTTATTAACACCAGGAAATCTTTTTTTAACATCAAATTCTGGTTTTGGTAAATTTTCATCTTCTTTCTCAAACATTTTTGTAATCATGTAAGATGTTCTTGATGAATCTTTTTTCCAATCATTATCTTTTAAATCATTATAAAATTCATCATAAACAAAATAAGCATATGTTTCATCTTTTAATACATTACCACTTTTAAATGAGTTATAACTTGTTGCATTTGTATTATGTATATAATATTTTAAATGTTTCTTTAATATATCTATAGGTGTGGTTCCTGGAGCCGGTTGCACTGTATCTTGTGTTGCTAATAATGATTTAATAATTTCATAGAACTCTTGACCTTTAACTATTGGAGGTAATTCATCTGCTTGCGCCATCATCAATCCTCTTAATTCTTGTTGATCTTTGATTCTATTTACATCTTTTGCATGTACTGTAACTGTTTCTCCATCTTCTCTTTCCACATCAAAATAATATTCAGGATCAGGTTTAAAATCTACTTTGATTAAATTTGATAACCTAGGCCATGAAATTTTTCTATCAGATATAATTCCAAATTTTCTTTTTACACATTCAGATTTAATACACACAGATGCCAATAATTCTTCATGACACTTGTGTCCTTTTTCTTGTTTCTCCCAATGTTTTATTTTTGTTTCTATATATTTATCTGTCCATATTTCATCAAATTCAAAATAATCTCTACCTGCTTTTAAAACCATTTTACCCCAGTTATCAGGATATTTTTTCTTAGCAAACACCATATAATTATATAAGAATCGATCTCTACCATCCGTCATTTTTTCTTTTGATAATACTTCTAAACATGGTGGACCATCTTTAAATTCATCTGCACCGCCTGTTAATTCTTTTCTAATTATGTTATCTGATATTTCTTTTAATTGTTCTGGAGTCTGTTTATTTAATTCAATACAATTTAAAAATAGTTCCAAAGACATTTCTTTACCAGAAGGATCTAATGCAACTCTTTCATCTTTATTAAAATAAGGTAGATTAATAAAGTTACCATTTATTTTATCTCCATCTGTATTAGTTCCTAATTTAGTTTGTTTAGGAAATACTTCTGTAGTGATTGGTAATTTAAATAAAAATAATACTTGTTCTAAAAATTCTTTTATTTCTTTTGCCTTTACAAATTCTTTTGTAAACACATATAAATGTAGTCCATTACTTTTTGATTTAACTGGTATTAAAGGTAAATTATTTTTTTCAATAGTTTCTAAATAAAATTGTATATTTAAATTTTTATATATCTTGGGATCAATATCTATTGCACCAAATCTTGCGTAACCATTGTCATCACAAGGCTGAATTCCTATAGATTTTCTTCCATGTAAATGAAGTCTATAATCTTCATCAGTAATTGGTTTACCAGACCAACCATAATCGCCTGCATGAAATCTTAATTTCCCTGTATTAGGATCTTTATAACCATTTTTAATATTACAAAAACCATAATTACGTTGTAACCCTGTAAAATACTTTATAAAATCTGTCATATTTATTTTCTAAAATAAAGGCTGGATCCAGTCTCCCTTCACCAGCCCTCGTTGCAACAATATTAAATAATATCCTCAGATTGAGTTTTATTATTTGTCTCGTATTCAGGTTTGATAGAACCTTTAGCAACAGTCTTTTGCAATTCCTGTGCCATTAAATACAAGTCAGCATCTTGTTTCTTAGAAACATCTAAAGCTCTTACCATAGATGGTTTATAAACATGCCAGCTTTTACTTCCTGCTTTCTTCGCAACAGTTTTTAAATTGTAAACCGCTGCAAATGCTGCAGGATTGTAAACACCTTTGTCATCCTTAAATCTAAGATTTTTAATCAGCTGATTTAATTCTCTCGCCGGTGTTAAGTTAGACGATCGCATAGTAATTACTGCAGGTCTAGGTTCATCACCTAAAACTATTACATAAAAATAAGCAGTCTTTTCTATGTAATTACCATTAGTCAGTCTATACTTACCGTTTCTTTCTTCAACAGCATCTGATGGAATAGATAGATGCGTTGTAACAGGTGGAGCTGCTGTGTCTCCCATTTCCTGCCATTCTGGAAATCTTGTTTGCACATGTGCAACAAGAACATCCACTCCTTTATCTCCATCTGTAAGTGTACCTAAACCTTTAGCATAAATCATACCAGGTTTTGCACCCTCTACATATTTAGAATCACTTGCATTACATTCAGGTGATAATTGATGAAGGATTTTTAAAATCGGAGTTGACATATCATCCGATTTGATTTCTTCGCTACCTCTACCAGAATCACTTCTTAGGTTTATAGTAGCCAGTGAACCTGCACTGTTCTTTTTTTCTATAGCTGTATTTGCCATATATTTACTCCTATTATTTATTATTTATTATTTATTTTTTATTCTTAAAATACGTTTGATTTCCATCAAACGTACTAAATAGTTCTTCAGGAACTTCTTGACCTTTGTCTTTCCATTCCTTCATAACTACTTTGAGTGTCGATGGGTGAACTTTCTCCTCTTGGATAGGTTCATACCCATTCGACCTCGCAAGGCTAGCGTAATCGACAGCCTTGT